TTTTCTAATTATATCACAATATGGACAAATTGGACTTAAGGAGTTTTTCGCCCTTCGCCTTTTGGATTTCGACCTGTAACAGTTGATGGGCTGTCGGAATTATTATTCGTTCTTTCTCCATCCCGTGCCCTGTCAGCATTAGAGTCTGCAAGTTGTTGTGGCTTCATATCTAATGGCTCATCTCCACCTGGACGTTGTGGCATACCAAGTGCAACTCTTGCCTCATTTGGAAGCATAATCTGATTCTTGACATAACGCTCAAGGATCTGAGATTGTGCAATTTCATCTGTAAGTGTAAGTTCGTTAAACTTAAACTCTAAGATATCAGTTTTTTCTCTAATGATTTTATTGATATGCTTTTCAAGTTGTCTTTGTGCTGGACGTGCAACCTGCTCCTTAAAAGTTCTATCTTGTGCAAGAGCAGCAGCAATTGATCCCGAATCTCCGCCACCAAGTTTTGATAAAGGAACCTGATGTGCTACCAAGATATCATCACGATTTTGCTTTCTGTATTCTTTGAATGAACCTTCTTGAACACCATCTTCGATTGGATCCATTTTAAACTCAACCTTGTTTGTATCTGAATCTGGTGGTAGTGGGATATAAAGAGTTCTGTGATTTTGTCCTTTAAGTCCAGTCTGCAAAAATCTAAACAGTTTATCCTCTGCCTCAGAAGATAGTTTTGCACCCTTTAAAGTTACAACATATCGAGGCACAGCCTTGTTGCTAAAGTAATCAATATTATACTGTGAAGCAAGGGTATCTCCATAAAGTGAGTTAATCGCAGAAATAATATCTGGGACACCATAGAATGTATTCAGAGGAGAGTATTGTTTAAAGTGAATAATCTCATTTGGTCTTGCATCTGTTCCAAGAGGATTAGCATTTGTTGCACCAAAATTTCTAAAGTAAACAACCTTGTTTCCAATTACCTGAACAAATCCATCACGCAATCTACGGACACGAATTGTTGTTGCTGGAATATGGCCTACATAGCCAATCTCTCCACGGATAGTTCTTCCAATTTCTAAGTACCCATTTCCAGTTGCCTGAAGGTCTGTATAAACTTTTTCCATAGATGCGGTAAAGGAGTCATCGCTATTAAGACTTTCTAGCCAATCTCTAACCTCAATCTTTGCTCTTTCAATTCTCTTACGTGCACGATCTGTTGCTGCTGCATCCAATGAAGATTCTAGTTTTAACATTGTTCTTGGAGATACTTCAAAATCATATCCGAGGCCAACGATGTTTTCAACCTTTGCATCGATGGCAGCATGGTTTGCAAAAGATGTGTCATAGTAGTTTGCCAATTCATAAAGATTCCATGGCGGAGTAATTACATCGAAGAGTCCATACCCATTTCTGTAAATAAGACCTGGATTAATTTCTTTAGATGCTGCCCCATTGATACCAGTGCTGATAGCATTAGCACTATCCATATATGCTGGAGTTGCATCTGCTTTTGCTAGGCGAGATGCACGTCTCTTAAAGTTGTTCTCTAACCCCGCAAGATTTTTTAGTTCTTCCCAATCCTTGTTGAATGGGTCTTGTTTTTGAAATGTGTCATCAGCCTTTGGGAGATTGTCAATTCTAGCGCCAATGCGATATTCTGTTTCTTCAGACATTATTCATCACTTCCATATTTATTAAATGTATCCTGAGCAGCCTTCCAAGCACCAAGATCGTTCATAGAAGGAATTAATCCCTCGTTAAGTCTATCCTTTTGCTCTGAATATTCTTCTTCTGAGATGCGGGTTAACCCTGGCACAAATATGCACTCTCCATCTCCTTCATCTCCATAGTATCTTGCTGCATCACGTAGTTTAGCAATTTGAGCAATGTCGCCCTTCATAGATTCAATATTTAGAACAGATCCATTACCATCTGTGAACCACTTACCATTAGCCTTTTTGTAAACATATAGGCCCCAGTCATAATGTTTTTCAATTACTTTAACTCGTGACTCTCCAACCTGCCCCTTCATTTTTGGCAGATTCTTACGCTTTTTGTTTGGATTTGAAAGATTCATAACCACCAGTATACCATATTATACTGGAATCTGCACATACTGATCCCATTTAACAGATTTTTCAATGTTAATTGGATCTAGGCTAACCTTTAATTCCTTTTGAGTATCAATAATGATCTTATTTGTACCCATATACGTTCTATAAATATCAGATGGAGTGGTTCCATAAGAATATGATGACGATCTAACCAAAACACCATACCAAACATATCCCAAATTCCAATATTCCCAATCAAATACTTGTGGCTCAGACGCTCCTGGCAAATACTGCTGTTTTACTTCATCCCAGATTCTTGGAGAAGAACTCTGCTTTTGTTGCAAACTTGTTAGTCTGTAGTAGGATATGTGATTAAATAGGAGTGGCCCATTTAAACTAATGTATCCACTATACCCCGAAAAGGTGAGAGGATTGCCAAAACTTATTCCAATAAAAGACCACTGTTTTACCGTAAGAATTGGTGATGATACTAATTTTCCATTTAGATAGTATGAAATCCCATCCTGTAATTTTCCTGTCTTAGCATTAACCGCATATATCTTAGCACGGTCACCCTTTGTGCTATTTGCAACCATATAAAATTTGATAGTAGATCCAGAATCTTTAATCTCAAAAACTTCGTATGGTGTTGCTGGGAAAAAATCATCATCAAACCGTGTTGCAAACTGGATTGCATTTACACGATATTCTAACACCTTACTTGCATTAATAGGAATGCTTAGTCCACGAACAATGAGTGGGTCATAAGTTCCTCTTACCTGAATTCCACTATATCTTGTCAGATGTAGGTATGGATTGCTTTTCTTATAAATGCTAATTGGGTTTTTGATTTTTTGATCGTAGTAGATTCCGCTCTTTGAGTAAGGATACATAGAGACGCCAGACTTAGTTGTAATTGGATTTGGCAAAGATTCATTTAGTGCTCTTGAGGCTAACTCTAAAGATCTTAACTTAATCTGTTTTCCAAGAATTCCGTTAGTCTTAAAGTTTAGATGTACAACAAGAGCAAGGTCATTAAAATCTACAGATTGTGGAGGATAGACAATTGTATCGTTTACAACCTCAAACTTTGTATTCTGCCAGTTATAATACTGACTTGCATCTGCTACCCCACTTCGGAGCGCTGGCGCAGTCTCTAAGAATAAACTTCTATCTTTGTTAGCGCCATCTTCAATAAACTGAAAAGATATGTATGACCTAACCATAGACTTAGATGTGTTATATTCATAAGTAAAAGATGATCTGTTATGCGCTAAATCATCATAGTTTGAGTATCCAGTGTATAGAGAGTTATCTAAAATGTCATATGTTTGTTGTACTGGTAAGGCAAATTGCTCTTGCAATTCCCAGTACTTCCACTCAGAAACCTCATTGAGTGTTTTATAACTTGCTGGTGATGGATAGTCAATATTAAACTGAATTAAATCCAAATCGTATCTTTGATTTCCGCTATTGTCTGTTACGTACTTGGCAAAATATGTGAGTGGGATATAGTCTTCCCAATATCCAGAAACTGCAATATCTAGGTAATACTTTCCGTACTCAATTTCTGGAATTAAAGTATAACTTGCAACAAAGTCAATGAGGTTGTTATGTTCGAACAAAATACCATCTGAGCCAAAGTGATCGGATATTTCAGCAAAGTTTCTTTTAGTTGATAGACCAACCTTGTACATCTTTCCAGTAAACTTATTTAAAAATGTTTTATTGTTTAACACATATAGCGTAAGCAAATTTCTATTACCAAAAAATGTTGAGACATCGTTTCCAAACTTTTCAACTAAGGAATTAATATCTATTCCAGCACCAAAAATATCTCCTGGAGTATATTCAACTGATCCAAGAAGTATCTCGTCAGATCCAGTGTACAGTTTGTAGTTTATATCAGAATTTAAAATAGAAACTACCAACTTATCGAGAGTTACTTTATTTTCAATAACAAAAAGAGTTTGTTCTTCAGTAGGAGCCTCCCCTATTGAAAATACACCATAAAAAGATTTGAGATCATCATTCAAAATATTTAAATCTTTGAACTTAAAATATGCCTTGCTGTCTCCTAAACTAAAGTATAGATAATTTTCTGGAGTTGATAGCCACTCTAAGTTTTCTGCTTTTAGCGTATTATAAGAATCTTCTAATGAGCCAACAGAGTAAATAATGTCTGGCAACTCATATGTTGGTGTTTGTAAAGATACATTATCTGTTGCAAGATTATCAAAAACTCCTTGTTGCCAAGATCCAATTTTTGGATAATTGTAGTTGCTTGTATAGCCAGCAAAAGCATAATCTATTGACGCAGAAGTTCCATTGTATGAAGAGTTCACATTCTCTGTTGATGGAACTGCCTGGCCATATGTCCATCTTCTCTTAGCCACAACCTCTGCAACCTTATATGGGTATATTGCCAAACAGTCAATTTCGATTGGATAGATATCGTCATAGGACCAAAATCCTAACCAATCTTGATTTTTATTAGATGAGTTTAACTGGGATGGCAATGGCATTGTGGATGTATCAAGTGTCAAAGATATTACAGTTTCTCCATTAAGAATAACACTGACATTATTTGTTATATATGTAATCTGAATAAGCATTGGTCTGCACCAATCCCCCACATATTTTGAAGAAAAACTATCGCCAGCAACCATAGTTAAAAAAGCACCATCAACATATAGACCATCATCAGATCCTACTGGTCCAAAAATTCTTTTTGAGTCTGTTGTATCTGAAGTAATTCTAAGCCACATCTCTACAGTGTATTCTTTATATCTTCCAAGTTCATTTAAAAAGCCTAAACCTGGGATTAATAGTGAAGGTAAACGATTGCCATCTCCATCTTGTACGTTGCTTGGAGAAATTACTGTAGTATTTGACGCACCATATACCAAGGGAACTCCTGTATTTCTTGCTAATAAAGAGTTTCCAGAAATCACGTAATATCCGTTATTAGTTGTTAGTCCATATGCATCTGCTGGAACACACTTAGTTCCTACAACATTAGGCACTGCTATATCAGATGGGAGAGTCTGCATATTTTGCAGTCCCATAGAATCTGCAATAAACTCTTCGCTCCACTGTCCAACAGAAAACCCGTTAATCAAAAACTGATAGTGTGAACTGTCTTGTGCGCTTGGAATATACCCAATCTTTATAACTGCTCTCATTGTTGTATTTTGATATGGAATCGTAAAGGTCTCTGACAATAACATCCACTTTTCATTAATAGAGAGAGAGAAATCTTTTAGTTGCTGAACGTTAATTCCAGATGCAACATCATAGTACTCATAACCAACCGAAACAGAATAAAGGTGTACGCTATCTGAATAAAAGTAAGTTCCAATACAAAATGAGTTTAGAATTTGATTTAGGTCATTAAAGTTTGCAATATCTTCACTAATTAGAGTTGTATATTGGATTTCTGTAGTGGATGGATTTCCAGTTACTAAAAATAAACTACTATCAATAAAGGGTTGTGATGGCTGTGTAGTAGTTTCAACAATAGAGCCATTTGTTATAGTCCATGTGGATAAGTCAGAGAAATCTTGAGCCAGAGGTATATAGTCGACGTCTTCATCAAGTGACCACAATGCTAGTGGTTGCTCAGAATAAATCTTTTCGGCATATAAGTTTGATGGCTTCGACATAGGTTCTCCTAGTCTATTTTATCACACAATACGGGTAAACCATCGAGGAGTTGTATATCTGATTCCACCTTTAACTTCTTTAACTCCATGAACAAAATTTGGATTATCTGGAAAAGTTAATAGATCTCCTGGCTCTGGCTTAAATGAAATATCATAGTCAGGGAAGTAAATTTCTCCCCCCTCATAGTCACCATTAATATAGACTAGAGTGGCAATATCATTTGGCCTTCCAGCATCATAATGCTCGTGCATTCCATATCCTGGCATAAACTTTGCTATATGCGTTTTTGTTTCATAAAAGTCAGCAAAAGGCCCTTCATAATTTTCTTTTACAAATTCATATACCTTTTTTGCATACTCTTGCATAATATCTAAAAGTTCTTGATCATGCTCCTGAATTTGATGATAGGTATGAACCGTAAACTCTTTTTCTCCATTACCAAATTCATCAAACTCTAAAGTATGATTCTTTGCATAGTTACAAATGCTTTCAGCAATTTCCTTTGGCATGAAGCCTGGAACATAATGAATATCTGTTGTAAAATCTTTCATTATCCAACCTTAATTTCGCAATAGTCTGTTGTGCAATATGCCTCACCTTGCGCTTCAAGATTGTCTACTCCATCGTAGATTGCTCCAAAGTCAATGTGCTTCAACTTGCCAACATAACCATTATACTCCTCTTCAGTAATCTGAGTATAGGGTTGCTGTGGATAAACAGTATTTCCCATTGGTAGGAATGAGACCGCCTTTAGTTGCCCCTCGTACATATGGAGTGCTGGAGCAACATGCTTTGACTCTGTTTCCTTGTCAAATGATAAAGTTACAGAAACACCATTATCTGACCAGTACTTCTGAGCGGTTGCAGCAAGTGCAATCTTCTCAAACAATGTTACATCCTTTTCAGACCTTGGATGCCCAGACTTTACAGGGAAATAGACTACTGACGTATTTGCTGAAACTAGATCATCTTCAATCTTGTACCCTGCTGCTTTAAATAAATGAAGCATTGGATCTGTATTGCCAAAACGAATTGCACGAAGGAAGAAGTTTCCTCCAGGTCCCCAGTGAACTCCAGGAGTTGCACCAGAAAGAATTGATACAGAGCCAGAAGGCTTAACAGTTGTTACACGAATTGACTCACGTACACATAGCCATTCTGAATACTGCTTGTCGTATTTACGAATAGTGTTATAACCTTCATCCATCCATTCACGAACTGCTGGTAAACCCTTTTGATCAGCAAATGAAGCAATACCTGTAAGCGATGTACCAATCCGACGATTACGTTGCATGATGCCGTTTGTTTGCTGCCAATGTGTTGGAAGAAGTGTAACAGTCTTACCATAAAGATAAGCAAACTTCAATGTCTTGAGGAAGTCCTCCTTAGATTCATGTCGGTTTAAATGAACTTCTACAAGAGTACAAAGTTCATACGACTCTAATGGCTGCTCCGCACAAGGATTGAAGCCCATAACACGATAGTCTTTTCCATCTGCAGGATCTGCTAGACGACCATAGTTACGAGCAACATCAAGCCAAATAAAACCTGGCTCTCCGTTATTAACAATCAGATCAGTGTACTTTTCATAGTCCATTCCGACTGTTGCAGAAATTGAGTTATTTGACATCCAAGCCCATCCTGGATTTTCTGGATCATAAGAATTTCTTTCAGGGAATACCTCAGCATTCTTTAGATTAATAAAGTCGTCATCTCCTGGAGCACCTAAAGCCAAAGTTGCAGAACGACGTACATTTCCTGAAACAACACATGTACCAATAAGATTAATGATGTCTGTAATAGCACGACTATCAAGGCTTTGTCCTGCTCTACCGCCGATTACTTTATCGATCTGTGTATGTAGTTGAATAAGTGGTGCTGGACCGCTTGCGACCCCTCCAAAGCCCTTAATTGGTGCTCCTAGAGGACGGATGAGGTCATAGTTAAACTTTTGTACTGGCTGATTCTGTCTAAGGTAAGAGTTTATCAAAATACGAACTGATTCTACCCATCCTTCACGAGTGTCTGGGATATCATAAATCACTGCTGGCTCTGTAGGGGTATAGATCTGGAAACCCTTTTCCTGTCCAACTGTATCAAAGCCTACACCAATCCCAAGCATGAGAGCATCCATTACCCAAGCAAACAGTGCACCTGGATCATTTTTATCAAGGTCCTTTGTTGAAACCATTGCACAGTTTTGAAGTGCTGCTGAGTTTCTTTTCTCCATTGTCATGGATGTTCCAAATGTCCACATGCCTCGTCCTGGTGGAGTCCACTTAAGTTCAAACATTCTTTGAAATGCTTCTTGTGCTGACTTTTGAGCCTTATAATCATTCCAGGGAAGTCTATTTTCCTTTGCATGATTCTTTTGTACTGAATACATTCCTTCGATTACACGACGACAAACTTCGTGCCAACGTTCTTTAGTTCCATCCTCCTTAACACGGGAGTATGTGCGAATAAACGTGATTTCTCCAAGAGAGTTTTCTGCAGCATCTTTAAACCCAAATGGATTTGGTGCTGCTGTAAACTTTTCTACGAATTCATCTGTTAATCTAAAACTAAAAAAATCTGACATGTGTTTCGTCCTTTCTAAAACGGAATAGAGTTAAGTATACCAGAGTTTTGTAAAAAGTAAAACTCTAGATAAAGTTGTAGTTGAGAGTTATTTATAACTAGAAACAGTATGATCTTTTGGAAAACATCTCTTACATACCGAATAGGTATTTAAAGTGTAAGGACATTTGGTTTGCTGAATTTTGTGACCAAAAATAAAACACAAGATCTTTTTCATCCAAGAGGAACCCAGTGTTGTTCTAAATCTTGAGACATTGTACCCAGTGGGGAAATATCATATGCGATTGTGATTCTAGGTCTTGAGTGATTCCAAGGACCAATTCCATGAGGGTGTCCAGTTTCAGATAAGATAGCACGATTGTTCTTGTTTACGTTCTCAAATGGCTGGCCTTCATGCCCACCAATTTTATAAAATGTAGATGATGGCTCTGCATCAACACAATAGTATCCATGGAAGTTGGGAAACCCTGTTCCGCCAAGATGGTCATGGTAATGTGAATCTTTATCTAATTCTGGCTCTTTAATAGCGTCTGTATTAAACCATCCCTGAATCATATACATTTGTGAGTCAAAGTCAATGCCGTAGTACTCGCATGCTTCTATAGTCATGCTTCTTAAAGCCTTAAACAACTTATGTATAGACTCATTATGAAATTGAAAAATATTATACTTGTCTCCAAGGTTGTGGACCCCGTTGATCTTGCTTGCATGGTCAAGACCAATATTTGGTACCTTTCCAGCAAAAAGATCTTCTCTCTTTTGAACCAGATATTCTGATAAGTCCTCTAAATTGTTATCTAGATGTCTCTCAAAAAATTTATGTGGCGGAGTATGCATAGCGATCATCCTAGAGGAATCCAATGCTGTTCCTGATGCATTCCGTTCATCTGTAAGCCCTTCAAAGGAATAACATCATAAGCAACTGTAATTCTTGATCCTGGCCAATCCCAATCTCCTTGTGCATGAGGATGACCCATCTCTGAAAGAATTGCACGACCATCAATGTTCTTATTTTCTACTTCATTGTCAAAAACTTTATAATAGGTTGATGAAGGCTCTGCTCTTACACAGTAATAACCGTGGAAGTTTGGTGCACCCCAAGGACCATGGTCATGCCAGTCTAGTTTTCCATTTCTTGTATGATTAATATTAAACCATCCCTGGATCATAAACTTTTGCTCATCAAAATTAATATCGTAATATGAGCAAGCCTCTCTTGTCATATCTCCAATGCCTCGATAAAGATCATGGAGTCCATCTAGATGAAATTGAAAAACATTATATTCTCTCCACTTCATAGTAGATACACTGTTTGAAGATTTCCATGCTTCGTCTTCTTTTAATTCTGTGACTCCAAGCACTTCTGCTCGCTCAATCTTGGCATATCTATCTTCTAGTTCTTTTGCCAATAGATCTCTATCTGAAGTCAGATATCTTTCAAAAAATCTATGTGGCTGAGTTGACTGACTTACACTCTTTACTTCTGGTGGATAATATTGCATTTGAACCCCTGATTCTCTTTCTATAATTATATCATAGGTACTGATTTGGTAAAAGGTCAATGATTAGATGTACCCTATCAAAATCACTGTCATTTTTTACTGAATGTGGCATACCATTATTTATTTCATAGCATACCCCCTCTTCCATATTTATCGTATTTGACATTACGGTAAATAAAACATCTTTATTTGTAATAATAGGAATATGACATCTTCTAGAAACATTAAGCATATCTCCGCCATCAACATGTGGTCTGACACTAGTATTAGCAAACATTTTTACTATTTCTGCTCTTACTACTGTAGCACCATACTCATGCTCTAAATCATTAAATATCTCTAACAGTCTTAGGTGAGCAAGTTCGTCTGGCATTTTATTAACATCCCAGTATACAGGCTTTATGCCAGAAAAAGAGTTCCATTCATAATCCATATACCTTAACTGAAACATCTGTGTATCTTTATGCGTTTTATATGTTTCTTGCCTTGAGGTATCTAAAAACCACTCTTTATCAAACTTAGATACAGAATTTTTTATTGGATCAATCAGGTAAGACTTTATTCTTCTGATTGACCACTCAGTAGTTTTTGGCTCTAATGGCATAGTCATATAATTCAATATCCAAACTGTTTAGTTCTACTATTCTATCATACTGCTCAGGGGTGATGATTGGCTGCTTGCCAGACTTATTAACCCTTACCCCGTTAGAAATGCCAAATACATCATCTATCTCTTCCATTACAAAAACGATATTGTTATCTACAAAAGACTTTGCTTTTTGTAAATCTAGGTCTTGCCCAATAAACCAATTATTATTTATAGTTATATCATTAACTAGATTATTGTTGTATTTATCAATATCTATTTTATTAGTTAAAAACTTGATTTGAGTGTTTGAATGAATAGCAGAAAGATCTTCATTGTATAGCCATTCATTTAACATGTTTGTTTTAAAAAATGGCTTAGTGTATTTATAATAACTTAAAAATCTATCCACTGGATTTCTTAGAACAGTAAATACAACTGGATTATTCATATACTGAATTGGATATGTCCCAAAATGACCAGCAACATAAAAATACTTATTAATGTTAGACTGCTCTAATTTTTCATAGTGGGTAGCAAAACACTCTAATTCTTTATACTTTTCTAAGAGTTGGTTACGTATGAATACTCCGCCAGTTCTCGGAATATGCAAATGGTAGATACTAGAGTGATTTCCAATATCTACCATTATGCAGTACTTTAATTAGAATGCCTTGAGGTTGTGTACAACAATTCCTCCAGCAATAAGTGTATCTGTTGGTTCACAGTCAAATGTGTAAACAACTCGCTCCTCATTTGCTGGTGTTATTTCTGTAATTGCAACCTCATTAAATGATCCGTTACCTGAAATTTCAAGGACCTTATCTCCAAGAATCAATGTTCCAGTATTTGTAAACTGATACATGCCATCTCTCTTAACTAGGACATTCTCTTCAAGTGAGAATCTTCTTGTGATGTCACCATTAATGTACATTGTTGTAGCCTTCATGCTAGGAACAATAGACTTAACAGTTGTAGTGTTCATTGTTAGGTTAGTTAATGTTGCACTTGGATCATCAAATGGGCTTCCAAACGATTCATCAACTAGTTCATCCCAGATTGCTGAGAATACCTGATCTCCTACCTTGACTGATTTTGCCTGCTTGTACTCAATTGTATTATTTGGTCCAACAGTAGCAATCAAAGTATCTTGGTCAATACAACGTGCTGGTGGTGAAGGAGAGAATCCAAACACTGAGAATGTAGGCGGTGTTGGAGAGAAGCCAAACACTGAAAATACAGGTGAGAATCCAAATACACCAAATACAGGTGAGAATCCAAATACTCCAAATGGTGGTGCTGGTGAGAATCCAAATACTCCAAATGGTGGAGTTGGCGAAAAGCCAAATACCGCAAATGGAGGCGTTGGAGAGAATCCAAACACAGCAAATGGTGGTGTTGGAGAGAATCCAAACACTGAGAACGGAGAAAATGAGAATGTAGTTACATTTGAAGAGTTGCTGGATAGTGTTCCATCTCCGTTAGAGTTATAAGCCAAAACCTGATAATAGTGAACTGATCCACCAGTTTCAGAACTTTGGAAAGATGTTACGTTTCCGACATCTTGCTGCAATACACCATTATCATACAACTTGTATCCAGTAATAGATGCTCCACCATTTGCAGGTGCTGACCATGAGATATCTACGTATGATGCTCCAGCCTGGTTAACTCCAGCAGATGGTGCTGGTGAGTTTACAGTTGGTGCTGCAGGTGCTGCAGGGGCTGTTGTAACTGTAATGGCATTTGTTGCACTTGATGCAGCAGAAGTACCATAAGAGTTTGTAGCAGTAACAGTGAATGTTGGAGTTGAAGTTGATGTAAGCCCTGTTATTCTAATTGGAGACGATGCTCCAGTTGCTGTTTGACCAGTGCTTGCTGTAACTGTATAAGAAGTTGCAGCATTTCTAGAATCAGGGGTGAATGTCACATCTGCAGCACCATTATTAAATGCTCTTCCTGTTCCAATATTTGTTGCAGTACCAATCACTGGTGGATATGGTGCTAGGAAGTCATTGGCTCCCTGAGAGGTTCTACCTGCACGTTTTGACATATTTTAATCTCCCTTATTCTACTATTATGCTGACAAGTCGCCGTAAACTACCCAAGTATCTGATGCTCTCTTAAAGAGAGTACATGCTGACCACTGGGTACGTAACTTAAGACCTGGTGTTGCGTTTACTGTAACTCCTGCTGCTCCAGCAATTGTAACCTGTCCAGTTGAAGTCTGAAGAATATCTATAGATGTTCCGACTGGAAACGCTACTGCAGAGTTTGCAGGAATTGTAAGAGTCATTGCTGATGATGATCCCATTTCAATAAGGTCATCTCTTTCTGCCAAGTCAGATAGTGTGTATGATGCTGACTTTTGAATGATTGGAGTGCGTGAAGGCACACCTTCCTTAGTCTGTGTTCCATCAGTGAATACGATTCCAGATGATGAAACTGTGACTGCTCCAGTAAATGTTGGAGAAGCGGTTGGTGCCTTAGATGCAAGGCTGTTTGTAACTGTTGTAGAGAATGATGCATCATTTCCAAGAGCAGTTGCCAACTCGTTAAGAGTATTAAGTGCTGAAGGTGCTGATGCTACAAGATCTGCTACTGCTGTTCCTACGAATGCTGTAGTTGCAACCTGTGTAGTATTTGTTCCTGCTGCTGCTGTTGGGGCAGTTGGAACTCCAGTAAGTGCTGGAGATGCTAGTGGAGCCTTAGCGTCAAGAGCAGTTTGAGTTGCTGTTGAAACTGGCTTATTAGCATCTGATGTATTATCAACATTTCCTAGACCTACATGAGACTTAGTTACACCAGATACTGTACCAGTAAATGTTGGATTAGCAATTGGTGCGTATGTTGATGCTGCAGTCGATGAGGCAAGTTTTGCATCAAGTTGTGTCTGAATGTTTGATGTTACTCCGTTAAGGTGTCCAAACTCAGTATTAGAAACATCTCCTACTGTAAGAGATGTTGCCTCAAGTCCTGCTACTGCAAGATCATCTAAAGATCCCTGTGCAAAGTTAACAGTGGTTGTTGGCTCAGAAGTTACACCCTTAAAGAGTTTCCACTTAGAGTCAGATACGTCTCTTACGATACCTGCATGCTTTGCTGTACCGTCGTTATAGGCAACTACAACACCAAGGTCAACTGTATTTGCTGGATTTTGATGAGCAAGTTGAACCATATTATCTTCAATTGTGATAGAAGTTGCGCTTGCTGAGAAGTTAGTTCCATTTACAGTAAAATCACCATTAACAACAAGATCTGCTGTTGTGGTTGTTCCTGTAAGGGTTGGTCCAGCAAGATCTGCCTTTAGATTAAGTGCTGCTTGTGTTGCAGTAGATACTGGCTTTCCAGCGTCTGTAGTATTATCTACATTTCCAAGTCCAACCATTGCCTTTGTAACTCCAGCAACAGTTCCTGTAAATGTAGGAGAATCAATTGGTGCATATGTGCTTGCTGCTGTTGAAGAAGCAAGTTTTGCATTTAATGCTGTTTGTGTTGCAGTTGAGATTGGCTTGTCTGCATCTGCTGTATTTTCTACATTGCCTAGGCCAACCATTCCCTTTGTGATACCTGAGACAGTACCAGTAAATGTTGGGTTAGCAAGTGGAGCCTTTAGAGCAAGAGCATTTGTTACTGTTGTAGCATAATTTGCATCGTCTGCAAGAGATGCTGCAAGTTCATTTAATGTGTTAAGTGCTTCTGGGGCTGCATCGATTACTGCTGCAACTGCTGCAGATGCTGCGTTATCTGCATACTCCTTAGTTGCAAGCAAAGATGTATCAGCGATACCGTGAATGCTTGTTGTATCTTGTTCGTGTGTGCTTACTGCATTATCCGCATAAGACTTTGTAGCAAGAGCAGATGTGTCAGCGATACCGTGAACATCTGTTGTATCTGAATTATGTGTTGATACAGCATTATCAGCGTAAACCTTAGTTGCTAATGCTGCTGTGTCTGCAATTCCGTGAACGCTTTGTGTTAGGTCAACGTGTGCGTCAATTGCTGTATTTCTAGCAGCAACTTCATCTTCAATTGCTGAATCTGTGTATGCGTTTGCATCTTGAATAGCATTTGTAACTGCAGTTGCTCTTAGATCAGCCTCTGCTGATACAGCATCATCTGCGTATGTCTTTGTAGCAAGATCAGCAGTATTTGTAATTCCATGTACTCCTGTTGTGTCATTATTATGTGTAGTTACTGCATCATCCGCATATGACTTTGTGGCAAGTGCTGCTGTATCTGCAATGCCATGAACATCTGCTGTTTGATCATTGTGACTTGAAACTGCATCGTCTGCATATGTCTTTGTAGCCAAAGCATTAGTATCTTCGATACCATGAACATTGGTTGAATCCTGATTGTGTGTTCCAATTTCTGAACCAACAAATGCCTTTGTTGCTAAGTCTGCAGTATTTTCAATACCGTGAACATTAGTTGAATCAATGCTGTGTGTATTTAATGCTGTAGAAAGATTATCATTAAGTTCTGTGATATTTTGATTAATGTCATCTAGTGCACCATCTACAATTGTCTGAACTTCAGCATCAAGTGCTGCTCCTCCTGGCAACTGAGAAATTGGGATAAGACCGTTAATATCAAGTGACGCTACACCACCTGCGAGGCCCTTTTCTGTTAAAAGAATATAGTCATCTAGAGAACCACCAAGGTCTTCTAGGTTCTTGAAGTAGGAGAGATCTGACCAGTGGTTAACACCGTCACCAATTTTAAACTGATTGGTGTCAACTTCAAAACCAATCTCACCTGCTGCTAAAATTGGGTCTGCGTCAGTCCATTGCTGTGCAGTACCTCTGCGCTGTTGCATTCTTGTTGCCATTTATCTCTCCTTCGTGGGGGCTGCCCATGATTTTATATCTTATTATAACATCCAATTTAATTGAAGTTATCGATTGCAGTACCGCCATCTAGAACAAGATCCCAACTTGATGTAGTAGGACCTCCTCCATCGACACCAGTTCCTTGCGGACTATTAAAACTTCCACCCTCACGGAATGTAGTAACGATAAAACCAGTTCCATCGATTGCTGTATCGTGAATGTGTTGTGGTAGATTTAAAGTATCATCAATAGTTGCCTGGGTATGCCAAGTACCATTGTAATAAAAATTTACTCTATTTGTTAGTGTATCTAACCATTGTGTTCCATTAGTTGGTGAAGAAGGAGCAGTATTTCCAACAGCCATTGAGCCAGTTAATGAGTCAACATACTCCTTAGTTGCTGCATGTGAAGCAAGAGTTGGTGCTCCTACTGTTACTGCATCTCC